CGATCATCACCCCGTACTGGGTCAGAAGCGCGGATGCCGACTCGCTCGTGGTCGTGTCGTACCAGGGAATTGCACCTGCCACGCCCGCAGTCTTCGCCGCGTTCATGGTGTACGTGTTCGAGAGCGTGGTTCCGTCCGCGACGGTGAGCGTCGCGCTTGTTGTCGGAGCCGTTACTGTGACTTTATTGATGCTTGTCGAACTGGAAAGCGCGGCAGGAAGATCAGCAGCCGCAATCGCGCTAAAAGTCCCTATTCCCGCTCCGGCAGTCGCGTGAAGCACGTAGGCCGTGTTGGAAGACGAGGCCGATTCCGCGATCAGCGTGTCACCGCTTGCGATGGGGAAATACTCTGTGATTGTTCCCAGCGCCCCAGTGATCGGCTCAATGGTCAGCAGTCCGCTGGTCGCGTTGCCCATCGTGAGGGAGCCGAGCGTGCCCGCAGCGCCCAGTGTCGGCGTAGCGGTCCACGAGGCCGCGCTGCTGCTGGTCGTGTCGGGGATGGTTCCCGCTGCCGCGCCCGCGCCGAAACTCACGCCGTTGACCGCGCTCACGGTCGGGGTAGCCGTGGTCACCGTCGTAAGCTGTCCAGCCGCGTTGTAGGTGATGACCGGGATTGAAGTAGCGCCTCCGGTCGGACCAGCCCCCGCGATAGTTCCGCCAAGGACTACTTGATTCGATCCGGTCCCGGTGGGCAAATCAGTATAGGCAATAGCCGCGAAGTTCGCCACGCCTGCGACTGCCGTGGCATGAGCAACATGCGTTGTCGTCGTGTCGCTGTTCGCGCCCACCATGTACTCAGTGGTATTTGGGAAAGTTAGCGTGACTGCGCCGGAAGACGCCGGATAAGTCGAGGTCGTGAGATTGGTCGATGTTCCGGTGACAAGCTGATTGCTCGCGGTTCCCAGATTCAGCGGCTGATTGAACGTACCCTTATTCGTCGCAAAGGTCAGCGTGGGCGTGCCGGAATCCGCGCTTCCGACCGATCCGCCCGCTGCAAGTTGCAATGCTCCCCCGCTGCTCAGCGTCGAGGTCGTAGAGGGGGTTTGCAGTGTCGTGGTTCCCCCGCCTGTCACCAGAGCGGCTGAAGTCAAATTGCCAGCGCCCACGACGGTGACTGTTCCCCCTCCCGGCGTCGCGCAAGTCCCATCGCTTTTCAAATAGCCTGAGCATGATCCGCTCGCCCACAGCGAAACCACGTCGCTGTACCCAGCGTCAGAGAGCGCTCCAGTTGTGATGGTGTTCTTGACAATGCCAGTGCCGAGGGTCGCCCAATTCTGATTACTGCTGCCAAGCGTGAGCGTCGCGGTATTTACAACCCCCGTCCCGCCGTTCCCTGCCGCAAGCTGAGTCCCTGACCAGTTCCCGTTATTGATCGTGCTCGCATTCGCCAACGACCCAAACGCACTCCCGTTGGCGTTCGAGATTTGCACATCGAGGCCCGTTCCATCATGCGTGGTAATGGATGCGCTGCCGCCAATGTGAATTATGCAGTCAGACGGTTCGCAAGTCGGTGTCGCCCCTCCCGTGACGATGGTGACAGCCGCCGTGCCCGCGTTGTAGATCGCCGCGATGAATCCGGCGTTCGATGAAGCGGGAGAGGTCGCATTGACCGCGCCCGATCCTGTGAAGCGATAGCACGAGTTGGTTACAAAGGAGAAGGCAGAGGTTTCGGGGGTGCAGTTTCCAAGCGCGGTTGCCAGCGAACTCAGCAGTGTTCCCGAATCCTGCGTCTGCCCGCTGGTCCCGGTATAGGTCACAACATCGCCAGACGTGCTGCTGGTGGGACCGGTCACAATTCCGGTTCCGCTGCCCGCTAGCGCCTTGCTGCTTGTAACCGTTGATGCGCTTGCGGCAACAGGAATCTCGCCTGTCGTCATTCCAGAGAGTCCACTGCTGCCTGATCCGCACGCCGAACCTGCATCTGCGATCTGACCGCCTGTGCCGCTGAACTTCACGCAGTCCTGATCTGTTGAGGAAGTAGGCCCGGTGGTGATTCCAGAGCCGCTCCCGGCGAGGGCTTTGCTGCTGGTTACGGTAGAGGCCGAAGCGGCGAGAGGAACCTGCCCGGAAGTCATGCCGGATAGTCCTGATCCTCCCGGTGCTGGGCTGGTGCATTGGAACCCGTTTGCAGTTGTGTAGGTACACCAGTCCGTGTCGGTCATGGTGCCGAATTTCAGGCCGTCAATGATCGCGTCGCCGGACGGTCCCCACTTGGTCAGATAGCCTGCCGAGGGCGAAGCTGGCCCCGTGACCGGGTTCGTAAGCGCGGTCTGATAAATAGTCGTGTCCAGCGCAAACGTCCCCGCCGCCGTCATCTTCACGAACGGGCTTCCCGAGGCCCACGTAGGATAGTTCAACGCGCCCCAGGTGCCCACGGATGGAATCTGACTCGTCAGGGCAACCGTCCCTGCCGACGCAGGGAGTGTAACGCTATTGGAGCCCACAGTGATGCTCGATGGGAGTTTAACGGTCGCAGACGAGAAATCTTGCAATCCTGTTGAGTAGGTGTTCGCCTGCCCATTACCAACAAGGCTTCCGGTAGGCGCGGCTTCGCAGCCAAGCGCGCCGAGCGCCGAAGTTGTAGCAATTCCCGCTGTCGAACATCCGTATTCATAGTTCGCACTGATGACTCCGGGGGTCAGCGCGGTTGGCTCAAGCGTTCCGCCGGAGCCTACCTGCATCGTGGCCGAGTTATTGGTCGAGCTTGTCAGAGCGGAGAAGGCTGTCGCGGCGCTGCCAGCACATGATCCCCAAGTCGGTTCCGCGCCCGCTGAGCCTGTGCCGGTTTCCGTGAAGCAAAGAGTTGAGGCTGAGGTATTCGCCAGCGTGACTCCAGTTGCTCCCACGCCCGTCTGATAAGGAACGGAGCCGAGAGTGCCGCCGGGGATGTTACCGCTTGGGGTGCCGCAGCCAGACCCATCAGCCTTAGCGTAAGTTCCTGCACCGCAACCGCTTCCGACGAGAGTGAGATTCAGAGCGGCAAAAGGAGCATATCCACTGGTCTGATCATAGGCATAAACAGTTCCACCCGCCGCGTCATTATACAGATAAGTGTTTGGCGAAAAATAGCTCAGGATCGTCTTCGCGCCGTCCTTCACTCCGGCAGATGGATTAAGAGGAATATCTTCTACCCGCGCGAAAGTGCCGGCGAGAGATGGATAGGTAAGGGCAATTCCCGAAGCAAGATTTGATTGGTAGAAGTGGTAAAAGTACCCGTTCGTCAGGTTCGTCGCGTTGAGTGGAAAGATGAACGAGTACCCGCAGTTCGACGGTAGCGTTGCACTCCACGCGGCGGCTGCGGAAGCACACTGAACAAAATCGATGTTTCCACCGTTGTCTCCTTGAACCGAGGAAGCGTAGAACGTGCTCGATCCAGTGTTGGCCCAGTAGTTCCATCCGGGTTGAGAGAAAACCGAATTGGCCGACATATAGTTCGGTTGCGCGGTAGACCCGGAATAAATCGGAGTCGGAGCTTGCTGATTCAGAGGCATCAGCGTATTTAGAAGCGTGGTCTGTGCGCCAAAACCCAACGTGTAATTTACGTTTCTCTGGAACCAGGATTGAATCACCTGGGCCTGCAATGGGTATCCGATATTGTTGAAGTGGGTATCGTCCATGCTTGCCAGTGACACACCGTTGGAGTGCGATGTCTGATGTCCTAACCATCCACGCTGCACTGTGTAGATCGGATCGGCATTCCCTGGATAGTCCGTGCTTGTGAGAACCAGCATTCCCTCGGAATTCCCCGTACCCCGCTCCGCCCACAAGATTCCTGCTCCGCAACAATCATCCGCTACTTCCGACTTATGCTGAACGATTGTTGTATCGGTGGAGTTGATCGCCCCGCTCAGGCTTCCAACGGTCGATGGGGTGATAATCGCTCTCGTACTGAGGGCAGGCTCATCGTTGGCGCATTCGGTTACTTCAACCGGATCGGTGGAGGAGCAAGCGTAATCGACCAGCACCTGTCTCGTGTCCCGGCCAACAGAGTTCGTGACGTAGTTTGCCCCGTAGGTCGAAGCTTCGGCAGCGTTGAGTGCCGTCATAGCGATGTATCCCGCTCCGCCCGGTCTGCCGGATACGCTGTCTTTATTGATGCAGGCCATGACTCCGAATTGTTGCCAGGAGGGTTTGTTGGCGACCATCGCTGCGATGTTTGGCAGCACTACCGAAGAAACACAGCCATCATTGAATCCGGGCTCCATAATCGGGAGCCCGCTATAGTACGGCTGGCTCACAATGAATTGAGTGCCGGAACTGACTCCGAGCGATGACGTGATCTGTGTCGGCGTAAACGCGATGGCAGAGCCAACAGTGGGCGGCGGGGCGATAGTTACTTGGGGATTGACATATCCCGACCCAGGAGAATCGAGCACCAGAGATGTGACCCAACTGCCAGCGCCAGCCACGTAATGTCCGGTCGCTCCGAGTCCCGGCCCTCCAGAGTCGGTGATCGTAACGACTCCGCTGCTGGTCACGGGATAGCCAAAACCAATGCCCACCACGGCAAGGCTGCTGACCGCGCCACCCGCAACAAAAGCAATCCCCGTCGCAGTTTGACCTTCAAGGACGTATTGAACGTTTCCTTGTACTCCAGAGAACGATCCGTTCGTTCCCGCCGATGGGCCTCCTGACGTAACCGGCTCCGCACCCACCGTAAAGGGTACTGTCACACCTGTTGAACACGGCAGCGATGCACAGGCTGGGATGGTGAATGGAGCGGTCGCATAAGTTGGGCAACCGCCCTGCCTAACGCAGATTTGCTTCGAGGTCTGACCGCCAACACCTTCGTTATAAACCGGAATGCCAAGAAGACCCTGGAGGCTCGCAGGCCAATATCCTCGAAAGGATGGTATTCCCTCGCCGCCTTCCGTAAGAGAATCGCCCCATGCGGCCACATACAGCCCCGTTGTCGGCTCTCCAACATTCACCGTGCTTGTTGTCGTTACGCTGTTCGGCGCGATGTCCTGGCCGTCGAGCAAAGCCGCGACCTGCGCATTCGTATAGCCGCCAAATACTCCCGAATTGTTGTACTGCACCTGGCCGATCAAGCCGCCCGGCGTTCCTCCACCGCCGCCTCCGCCACAGGGGTTAGCCGGGAGAGCCGCTGCGATCTGAGTGGAAATATCTTCGGTCCCACCGCCGCCGGTGACCGGAATCTGCACCATAAACGCGGTGTTCGGCGGCTTTGCGCAGTTGTAGGTCAACGTAAAGGTCCAGGTCGAGGGAGAAGGACAAATCTGTGCGGTATCGGCAAGTTGAACCGAAAAATGGCCATTACCGTCAAGTGCGCCGTTGACGGTTTGCTGGAAGGTCGACACGCAGCCAAGAAGGGCGAGCTGGGGGGAGGAAGAGAGATTGGTCCATGCGGCGCCAAAGGAGCCGTTGGCGAGCGCCGGGACCGTCGCTGTGGTCTGGACGTAGCCGGAGGGGATCTGTGCCGGGGCCGGCAGCGGGCATGCGGTCAGGAACAGGAGAGCAGCAAGCGCGAGAATCGAAAGCAACCTGCGGCGAAGATGATTCGGTGGGTTCATTTGGTGATCTGCTTCTCAACAGGAATTTCTCGCCGCGGCTGGTTCGCTACCCATTTGCGGATATCGTTGGACTTTAGCAGAGTCCGCTCGAAAAGGTTGAACGGTACGAGGTCAAACCAACGCCATGGGCGACTGGAGTAATTTTCTAGTTTCTCGTAACGGATTTGCGCCGGAGACTTTGACGCGGTAATTTCAGGCAGAGTGGGCGCTGGCTCATAGCTAGGCTTGGACGGGTGCTTAGCCAAAGTTACTTTGTCGAGGCCATCCAGCCGTGTGTTGAGAGCGCGAAAATTTTTAACTAAGTCTAAGTTCATTCCCTGCGCCCGATAACGAGCCAATTGCCCCATGATTCGATCATTGGCTAGGGCACGTGCAGCAGTTTGAGGATCGGCGGCGCGCACAAGTCGAGCCAGCGGCGATCCGGCCTCTCCCGTTGCGCTATCGGAATAAGAGACATTGCTCATGTCGTCCCAGTCTTTTTTGAACTGTGCCCAATCAGATTTTGTCAATCCATAAAATTTCCCAACTGTAGGGCCTGCATTGCGAGCAGTAACGTTCAATTCTTTATCCAGCGCATTCTGAACATGCTCGAGTGCTTTGAATACGTTACCGGGCAGTCCGCCGCCGTACATTTTGTCGCCGAGGGACGTGTAAAATATGCGCCCTTGCTGCCATGGCATAGCTTTCATCGTGGGCTTAAGTTGCCCCGGAACGCCGGGATCAATGAACTCTGTCGGTTTTTGTAATTGCGTGGTGAGCTGGTTGAAGATTGTTAGACTCTCAGGATCACCCATCAAATACTTGGCCTTGGCTTCCTCAACTGCATTAGCAACGTTTTCCGAATTGATCGGTCTTTCGCCAAGAATCTGACGGAGCTTATTCCAGCGTTGAGCCAATCCTTCCTTGACATTCTTGTAGGTGGTCTTCGCGTTTTCCATTAATCTTTGAGAGACAATTCGCTGGCCGCGTTCAACAACCTGTGTTTGCGCCTTGATCGCAGCTTGTTGAGCCTCAGATTGACGCGCAGAGAACTCCTTGTTCACGTAGTCAGACTTAGCAGCCGTGTTCTTTTCTTGCACAGCACGAAGAGCGTCGGTATATTTTTTCTGAGCTTCGGCGGTATCGGCGGCATCTTGACGAATAACTTTGGCCACAGGCTCTTTACCAGCTCCGCCAAGATCTTGCATTCCCATGCGTAGACCAGCACCTGCCTTGCGCGGAATGTAAGTCGCAGCGTCTCTGGCATAGGGCGCCGCAGCGCGCACGGCATTCGCAGTATCTGAAGCTATCGCTGGGGCAGCCTCACCGAGCCCTGCCGTAACAAGAGCCTGACCGGCCAGGGGGGCTGCTTTGCCGGCCATTTCCATCGGTCCACGAGAAGTAATGAGCGCTTGGAACGCTTGCTGAAGTGGGTTTGGGACTCCCTCTGGTAAGTGAGTCGTCAAATAAGACATTCCCGGAATTTTGTTTTCAAAATCAACCACGTGGTTGATGCCACGGACCACTGGATCAGGAAGAACCGAAGACAGCATCCCTGCGGCGGTTTGGCGTGGGTTCATAGCGGCGTCAGCGAGTTGAAATATTCCTACTCCTCCACGTTGAGCAAGGTTTTTCAGATTTTCGCCAGTACCCTCTCCTTTCAGTCCCACCGGATAGAAATTAGGATCCATAAACCGCTCGCGATCGGTAGGCGCACGAAGAACTCCTGTTGGCTGCGCTGGTGTAGCCTGGGAAGTTGGTGGGGATCCATTCCCCCCACTTTGATACCCCAGAATCCCAGCCAAATTCGTTTTCTGTTGAGGTGTCATTCGAGCAAGCGCCTGTTGGCGTTGATCGGGACTAAGCGATTTCCAAAGGGCGGCACTATCTTGAGGCGGCATTGTTCCCTCCAGGTACGCTCATAAGAAATTGGTCCACAGGGTTAGTGGTGGAGGGCGGCGGTGCGGCAGCGGGCGCTTGGTTTGTAGACGCGCTCATTCCTCCTGCAAATTCTTGGTATTGATCTGGGGACAGTTCCTTAAATGCGGCCAAAGCCGAAGGGTTCAGCCCCGGCATCGAGGCTTCATAAGACGAGCTGGGCTTGGCTTGAGTCCACTGATTCTGCAAATCATTGAACGCGACTCCCATCGCGTTGGCTTGTCCTAAAATGCCAGAATCGCGATTGACCCAGCCATCCAGAGGGGCGCGCAGTTGCTCTCGGTTCACATTAGTCTGGGGTGTTCCATAAAATTTCGATAGTTCCCCTGTGACAACGTTCAAGATAGCTTGATACTGTTTGTAAGCCGCAGATGCTGCGTTGTGTACTTCTACCGGATGCGCGTCGTTGATGGCCTTCATTTGGTAAAGGTGTTGAAGAGCATTCGCGCCAGCTTTCAATTGCTCCGAGGCTTTGCCACTGGTGAAATTGTGATACTGCGCGACATAGCTTTGAACTTTGGAAGAATCAAAATCGGGGTACGCCTGATGCACCTCGGAAAGAAGGCGCGGATTGCGAGCCAAAATATAACTGAGTCGATCGACTCCGATTTGGCCAGTTCCAACACCTTGCACTAACGAGCGCTCTGTCGCTGGAAGTGTCGCAAGGTAACTGTTTCCGACTTGGCGTGGGTCCCCCTGCGTAGGGCCGTTAGGAGAATTCCGCAACACGGCTTCCAACCTCCGGCCTTCCATATCCATTCTTTTTGTTGCATTAGCTTCTGACTCTGTTTGCTGAATTGAGCTTCTAAGCATATTAGCGTCAGCTCTGCTCATGCCTTCTTTGAAATACGGAGCCTTGGGATCGGCTTTGTAGAGCTTATTCAACTGGTCAGCTTCCTCAGCGCTTAGTTCGGTGGTAGAGGCCGGAGGATTGATTCCCATATCCTGTCGTGCATGATTCCCGTTTTCATCCGTTCCATTGACGTAGTAATGCCCATTGGAAGGATCTTTTTGCGGTTGCCCAGCGACGCCTTCGTATTGTTTAAATGTAGTCTTGGGCAATGGTAGGCCATAAACTTGGGAAATAACCTGACGATTAACATCGTCGGGCATAGGCTTCCCGTACACCTGCTGATACTCATCCGCAAATTTCTTGACCTTCGCTTGCGGCGTTTCGGCCCACGGCGCGTCTGCGAGTGTGAGTCCTTTTTCAGGATCGAGCACAGGTTGCACCATCTTAGTGCCATCCCAATACGGATCTCCGCGGGGAACAGGCTGATTACCTGCGCGAATACGTTGCTGCTCCGCTTGGGCTGCAAACTGCTGCGCGGTCAGTTGAGCTTTCCTTAGCTCTGTTTCCTGACCAAACTGTGCTTCTTCCTGCTCGCGCTGGGTGCGGATGTCGCGGGCATCGGAGATGGCCGGGGCCACGGGTGCGAGGACGGAGAGTGCGTTCCAGAAACTCATCAAGTTCGGTCCTCCTTAGTCCGCTTCCGATCCAGCCCCGGCCACCGAATAATCCGGCTGATAGAAACTGCTCAGATCGGGCATCGTCCCACCGCCCCACGAAGACGTATCGATCGGCGCTGGCTCAGAACCTATTCCAGCATAAGGATCGGGAATGACCGATGGCGTGCCGGGCTGCATCAAGTTGAGATAGTTCTGAAGTAACTGAAGCTGGTTGGGATTCGATCCCGATCCCCCACCTGCTCCGCCCATCTGCGAAAACGCCTTGGCCAACGCTGAGAGCGAATTCTGTTGCTGGAGAGCCGGATTGATCGCGCCGCCACCTAGATTAAGGGCCTGCAAAGCATCGTTATACCCTGCCTGCTGGTTCTGCTGAATGTAAGGAGCGATAGCCTGGGATTCAACCTGCTCGGAGATTTGCGGTGAATCACTGAGGCCACGCTGAGCCAGGTAGGCTTGAGCCTGATTGGCGACTCCAGTAGTCAGACCGGCATTCAGCGGCTGAGTGAATTGCGCAGCGTAGGCGTTCATCTTCGCCGGATCCTGCGCGTAAGATCGAAGCAGGTTCTGGTACTGTTGGTTCTTGTACTGGTTGTAGAGATTGTAGCCAGTGGAACCCATTTGAGCGAGATCGATCGCTCCTGTAGTTGCGGGGGATTGAGCCAGCGAAGTGAGTGTACTCACGAGTTGCGGCATTTTGATGACTCCTTCTTGCTTCTACTGCCTAGCCCAAAATCGGATTGGACAACTCGAACTGGCCCTGGGGCGGAGTGGGTGGAGATTGCCAGTTGCCGCCAGAGATTGAAGATGCGCCGGAACCGAATCCGCCACCGGCTCCACCGCCATTCCGCAGGGCCATCAGAATCGCGGTAATATCCGGCGGAGCGGCGCCACCTACCACGGTTGTAGTGGTTCCGCCCGAGATTCCGCTTGGCTCAATTCCTGTGCCGGTACTCGTACTCGATTCGCTCCCTCCAGCCGATCCCGACTGATACCCCGGATAACCGGCCAGCAGATCATTCAGCGCGGTCGTGCCGGAATCGGTCAATGAGCCGCCGGTCTGTTGCTGAGCCTGACCTTGCTGTGCGAGAACCGCTTCCTGCTTGGTCAGATTGGCCTGATTAGCTGCTGCTTGCTGTTGCTTGAGCAAAGCGTCGGCATTGGCCTTCTGAGCAGCCTGCTGATCGATCGAGGAGTTGTTGGCGTCGTAAGCGCCAACGCCGGCTCCAGCCAATCCTGCTCCGGCTGCAATCAGCGGGATGTATGGGACAATCCACGGCATAATTGAAACCCCTCTCAGTTCACCGATCCGGTCAGCATTCCAGCGCCTATCGACCCTTGAAATGGCATAATCCCACCCTTGGCCATGCGCAGAATAATCCGGGCCATCTTGACCTCTGCCGGCCGGTCGTCAGCCAGCAGGGTCAGAAATCCGACACACCCGCGTTCGTGCGCCTCAGCGAAGACCTGGGGGAGGGCTTCTAGGAACCAGTTTAGCGGGATACCGGATGGAAGGGGGGAAAGGGCGAGAATGCGGAATAACAGTAACCATCCGTGACAGAAGGCGGTAACGATGATGGCGAAGGGGGCGGGAGGCGCGAAAGGGCCAAGGGGACTGGTTGGCTCAACCACCCAAACCCATTGCTCAACCAAATACGGCATCCCATGATCGCGTAAATCCGGGGGGAGAGTGGGCTCTTCACCTTCTCGAAGATTGCGGACCTGGATGCTGGAAGTCATCCAATGATTCTCCGGGCCAAAGAAGACTTCGGCACGACCGCCCAATCGATTGCATCGATCACCCCGCCGGCGCCGCCGTTGTTGCCGGAAATATCGAGATGCGCTCTGTAACCGCTTCTGAAAAGCGTAACTCTTGCCTCAAACAAATTAGACCCGCCCTGCGGCACAATATCGATCCCCTGCATCGTGCCGAGCATTTGGCCATCGAGCCAAAGTCGAGCAACGATCGAACTAACCATCGCTGGGTTACCGTAGCCGCGGATCGTGGCCGTCTCGTAGAAAATGCGTTGCGAGGACCCCTCGCCGAACACATCCGGCGACCGGAACGACCACTGCACTGCTGCTTGTCCCTCGTCTCCCTGGTCCCAGTTGAGATCTCCTGCCTGCAGTCTCTGGATGGTGCCGTCCGCTTTTCCAGCAAGAACCAGCGGGTAGCCCTCGCCGACCGCCATCGCGGACATGGAGTCGATCGCCCAGGGAAGGTCGAGAACGATCCACGATTTCATCACCAGGTCGAAGCAAAACAGCCGGGTCATCGCTCCGGATTGACCGGTCAGAGGCATCGCGCATAAGTACATGGGGGGATTGGTGGTTTGCGCGGAAACTGACCGATAGAGAAAAGAGGAGTCGACCGGAGTCAGATCGGCCTCGGAGTCCACCCCGCCAAACAGATATGGCCGAATGTCTTCATCGATAAGCCGGTCATTGATCCCATCGAACACCGCAAACCCAAGATGAGTGAATCGCACAACGCCGAACCCAGGCAGAAACTGAATCGAGCGCGCGGCCAGGCAGCCAAGGTTGGTCTGCGCCGGCTGGATATCGAATGAGGTTGACCCGAAGACTCCGATGACCTGATACGTAGTGAACTCCTTGAACACGCAGAGGGAGCCAGTCGGAGAGATTCCAAGGGCGGCAATGGTAAATGAGCAAAGACCGGTAATTTGCGTCCCATCCTGCCGGCCGATGAAAGCGGTGTTGACCGGATTCCACGAGTTCGGATTGTTCGAGTCGGACATCTTCAGGCAGGATGGACCGTCAATGTCTGTGGTGACGGGAGAGGTATTCGCCAGCCAGAGCGAACCTGCGTAAGCAACAGCGTGCGCGGCGCCAATCGGAGCAATGGACGCGGCGATGGGACCTTGCGAGGTCCAGATTACGGAACCATCAGAAACGGGTGTGCCAGATGCGGGAGGAGAACCGGTAAACGGAGTTGAACCTGAGCCCGATACACCGCCTTGAGTGGCCGTGAACAAATAGTTCGTCGAGCCGTATAAGGCCGACAACTGAGCGCCGGTGATCCAATCGACAGAAGCTTGCCATGTTGGATAGGCTGCGGTAAAAGTGTTGACGAGAGGAGTTACGGCGGCCGAGGAGCCAAGCGAGGGGTCGTAAGCTTGTGGCGCATAACCGTTGCCAAGGATCAGAATAGCCTTGCCGGCGAACTGAATGACCTCGGGAATGGGGCAGGCAATGCCGGAAACGCCACCGTAGGGGGAGAAGCCGGGCAAAGTGGTGGTGGGATTGAATTGAGGGCCACCCGGTGCGAGCGAGACAGGCGAGGGAATGGACGCGGGAAATATCCCAGCGGTAACGGCCGTGAAGGTCAGGACGCCGCTAGCGACCGCTCCGTTGAAAAGTTGGAGAAGATAAGACGTGTTGCCAAACGGCATCTGGATTGGAGATCCGGGGAAAGCTCCTGAAATCGTCGTACTGGTCACTGCGCCTACCGTTGCAATCAGCGATCCGGTATTGAAAGGAGGAATCGCATTGACCACATAGATTTGATAGCCTGTCGCGCCCGGAACTGCGTTCCATGAGAAGGAAATCGAGCTGAAATTTACGACAGAATGAAACTGAATGAAAGTAGGCGAGATGTCGCTGTGACCACCGGCAAGAGTAGCCACAATACCGAAGGAGTAATAAGCAGGAGGATTGCCGCTCCCGGCAACGATTCCTGTCACCTGCAATCCGGTGACATCGGCAAGTCGGGCAGCCGGATTGAGAGCCAGGGCAGAGTAGTAAGGAAATTGACCGGGCACGAGATTCGAGAAGGGGGCGAGGGCCTCGATCAAAGTGTAGGGCGGAGGGATGGTGGCAATCTTGACAGAGCCATCCGCAATTTGAAGAGATCCGCGCTGCGTAAAGAAGAGATTGGAAAGGCGAGTCAATGCGCCAGGCGGCTGAGAGAGGGCGCCGGTGGCGGCCACGAGTTTGGCCCATTTGCGTTGCGAAATAATCTTTGCGGCCACCAGCATTCCCCCTAGATTCCACTTCAACTATTGGCTGTAAGTCCTTTATTTTCAAGGAATTATGACACCGCCGAAAAATCCCCCAACGCCGCCGCCTGCAATTTCTACGTTTCCCTCTCCTCCCGCCTGAATCCTGCGCCGTGCCATGACCTGTCGATTCCCCTTGATCCCGTTGCATTTCTCCGCCAGTTGTTTCAACAAAGCCTGCTGCTCCTCAACATTCTGCTCAGCTCCTTTGAATCGCGACGACAGATAATCCTTTAGCGCATCGATCCACGCAGGAGGCAACCCGAGTTGATTCGTTGCCTGACCCCGAGTGTAGTGAGTCGGATAGCGCAAACCGGTCAAATAGAGATTGCATTCAAAGACAGGAGTGCCCGCAGGCCACGCAGTCGCAAATGTTCCACCCATACCGCGAGTAACAGGCGCAAGAGAGTTGGAAACATTGCCCGAATAGTAGGCCAATTCGCAAGCAGACGGATCAGTCGGATAAGGACCAAGAAGAGCCAGCCCAAATCCCAACACCCAACCAGAAGAACCAGGGGTGTACGGAATCGATGTAGCCGTTGCCGACAAAGGAGCAGAAAGAACGCCGTTCCCCGAAGTCCTGCTCGACTGCGGGTAGAACTCGACCTGTTGGATCACCGAGTCCTGGTTGAGTACTCCTGTTCCTGAGATTCCCACAACATTGCTGTGGCGGAAAATGTCGTTCTTGGAACCAGCCGTAACAGGCCAACCATCGTACCAGCGGGAGTCAAGCTTGCGCCAATTGGAAATCAGTTGATACTGTGCCTGACCAGCCGTAGATGGAATGCCGGTGATGTCTCGAATTCCCTCGGTCATGCCAGTAATAACATCCAGCCCTTCGTTGATCCACCTATAAAGGGCCGCCGCGCTCAGCGCCGTTCCGTCCGTGTCCGGCAGCCAGGCCGAGGACCTGACCGGAGCGAATCCCTGAGCGATGCCAACAGTCGATAGCGTGAAGGGAATCGAGAACGCGCCGATGCCGCCGGCAGGAACCGTGTACTGATAGTAGCGATCCTCGCCGCCCGATGCGCCCAGAGTGAAGTAGACCCGGATGGCAGTCGCGGCAAATGAGCAATTGCCGGTGACGGTGAAGGTCGAGCCGATTGTGCCGGTGGTGACCGCGACCTCAATGGACGCGGGAGACTCGCCCCAGGGAGTGAGCTGCGTGACCGTGAACCAAATACTGAGCGCACCGGTCGGGACGGGAGTGACGATAACACTGGTAGGCGCAGGCAGGAAGCTGGGGGGATCTGCTGCCTGCTCGCGCAGGGCCATGAGCGCATCCCCAACGAGTGACCATTGTGCCATATCTACTGTGCTCCCTTCGATGCTGCCTTCCCGATATTCAAATATTCTTGCATCTGATTCAACTCCTGCAGTTGCGGTTGTTGCGATTGTTGCCCGCCAAGTGTCCGCTGGAGTTCGACGAGTATGTTTGGCATCGTGAACTCTTTCCTTCCCCTAATAAAAATCGGCGAGCATCCCCGGTCAGTGGAATGCTCGCCGACTGACGAGCGACGGAGCAACAGTGACAACAGCAGCCTTAGACCAAGCTCACTTCAAAGTCCAGCGGAATGCTCGATGCAGTCCCACCCGGCGTCAACGCGGCCACAACCGATGTGATCGCGAGATCCGTCTTGAACTCGCCGGTGTAGTCGATATAACCGGTAGCGGCCGAAGCCGGAATCGTGGCCACAGTCCAGGTGTTCGTGCCATCGGAGACCTGAATGACGGCCGCCAGGGTCGTGGTCGAGGTCGCGGCAGACATGCGCAGGTGCCACTTGCCTGACGAGGGAGCCGGGCCGCCTGAGAGATTGAACGCTGTTCCGCCGGTCGATGGTGTGGTGTTTGTGGAGCCGACGGTAATAGTTACCGCGGCCGTGGTGGTCGGAGTCTGAGTCGCAGCACCGTAAAACGAGGGCGAGCCGAACCCCGGCATGCATTGGGAGATTGGATTTGCAAAGGGTAGAGCCATTTGGAATTCTCCTTGGGGGTTGAGAGAAGAGGTTGAATCCAGGTCAATGGCCCGGTCTGCCTCTTCTCTCCGCTCGGTCCTACGTGATCGATGTGATTGCCACGTTCATGCGCGGCGAGATGCACGACAAGTTCCAGGTCAGATACATGCACGAGACCAGGACACGCTGGTTGGACGGCTTGAGGAACGGATCGACGTTGAAATAGTCCGCCTCGTGGAAGACCGGGAAGATGTACTTCGAGTTCAGCAGCAGAGCCTGGTTGGCGGTTGAGAAATAATCCGCCACCGTGACCGCGTTATTGAACAGGAAGTGATTGCGGAAGCCAACCTGCAGCGCCTCGTCATCCTGCATCCCCTGGCCGAAGCGGATGATAGCGACAAAGTTGTTCTTGAACGCAGCGTAGGAAGTCCGGTTCATCACGAACAGATCCGGCTCGTCATAGCCCCAGGTGACAGACTGGTAGGCGGGCTCGGCTATGGCCGAAGTCAGGGCAACGGAACCACCGGCCACCGCAGTCGCCGGCAGCCACCAGGCGTTCGCCGAGGAGGCGCGGCTGATCCCGGCGATGGTGTTGGTTGTCGACACCACCCATGAGTTCAAATCATCCACGTCCAGCGTAGTGTTCTGCGGTGAGGTGTGCCAGAGAGCGCGCGAGAGCTTCTGCAGAAAAGAACCAGAGGCCGTCTGGTACTTGGCGCGAATAATGTCGAGATTGTTCGAGCCGCCACGATTGAAGATAATGTCGGTGATGGGAATGACTACCGGCTGGCGGTAGGGCTTCCACTGCTGATTCGCTGGCTGCACCGAATCCACAACCGAAGTGTCAAGGAGCTGGTCACCGTAATAGGCGCCACCGGGAAGTTCTTCCTGATAGATTTCCGGGAAGATCAACTCGCCTGCTCCAAACCGCTTGCCCTCGCGTGTCAGCGCCCAGAATACCGGACTGGGCTTGAAAACGTTGTCGCCGAGGACAGGGACGATAAATTTCTGGGAAATCGCATTGACGGTGTTCGACAACTGTACCGGCGGCGATGCTAGTCCCAGTCCAACCACGCTCTGAGCCATTTCATCACTCCTGGTCGAGCGAAACGGGGGAGGTCCGCCGACGGGTTAGAGGTTAAAGTCAGGGGAGAGGGCTCAAAGCCGGCTCCCAATGAAACTCGCTACTGCACAGATCCCAAATTCGCTGTCCCGAGGGCGGACTTGAGCACGTCCTCGTCCGACATCGCTTCCGACATCGCTTCCTCGAACGTCTTGACCGCCTTGACCTTGTTTCCCTTGGCGTCAGTGCGCTCGTTGTAGGGATTGAATTCTCCGTCCGCAACCTTGGCCGATGGATGAAGCGGATTGCGCGACTGAGGCGGAGTCAGCGAAGCCAGTTTGTTCTTCTCTTCCAAATCCTTGGTGGTCTTCGCGATCAGATCGGCCTTGGCCGCATCCAATTCCGCCTTCTTGCGCGCATCCCAGGTCAGCCGATCCACGGCATCGGCGACTTGGAGGAAGCCATCCTTGTCCTTGAGCTGGTGGTCGGAGGCATATTTGTAAGCCGCCTCGTAGTCCACGGTCACACCCTTGGGCAGATCCTTGGTAGCCGCGGCGAACTGAGACTGATACTGGTCAGAGAGATAACGGCCAACCGAGGTATTCACGACGCCGGTCACTCTGCCGAGAGAGTCGGTCAGGGAGGTCTTGAGAGAATCGAACTGAGACGGCAGCGCATCGAGCTTGGTCTTCAATTCAGCGAGAGCGGTATCCCGCTGAGCCAATTGCGTTCTAAATTCCTTGACCACCGGCCCAAGAAGGGGATCGTTCTCGTCGAGATTGAACTCGGCAGCGGCAGCGGCGCGAATTTCAGCCGCGGTAGGCGCCGACTTGGGACTCACCGGATTCGGCACGACAGGAGGAACGATCTTCCCATCCTGCGCCATCCAGCCGGCCTGAACCGCCTGCTGAAATTTGGCCGCAAATGCGAGTTCTGCCTGGCCGAGAGTGTTCTGGCGCTGCTCGATCTGAGCAGTGAGGGCTTGGCGTTCGGCCACGGGAAGAGCGCGGATTTCACCGACATTGACCGTAGACCCGTCCGGCAGGTTCAGCACCATGTCGTCGGGATACTTGGCGTTCGAGAGAATGTCTTTAAGGGCCATGGGGGTAGGTCTCCTTCTTCCCGGCTATCCAGCCGGCTGTGATCCCATCCCACTCACCGGCGACGTTCCTTGCTGACCGGCCGGATTGGGGATGGCTGCATTGTTGGCGATCGGGGAGGCGGCGGCAGTGGTTGCCGCGGCCTTCTCCGCTTCCTGGATCGAGTTGTCGAGATACTTCACGGCCTGAGCCAAGTTACGAGTGACCCCAGGCATGGTAAAAGCAGCTCGGGTGTAAAGCGATACAGCGACTAATTTGATGGAAGTTAGCGACTTAACCATCGCATCCGGGTCTGCACCCTGAAGTTCAGCCAATTGCTGCGAGAGCTGGAGACCGGCAGGAGTAGTCGGAGGAGAGTTGGGACCAGGAGGACCGCCGGGGCCGCCGGCGCCCGGTCCAGCCTGACCCATCATTCCTGGAGGTGGGGGCATCGGACCACCGGGACCGGCAGGAGGACCACCATTAGGTGCGCCGCCGGCCATTTTCCCGATCAGTTGCCGCGCCATCATCTGCGCCAAGGCTGGATGCCCTGCTGCCATGTTCGCTTACTTTCCGGACCAGTGGGGCTTGTCGCCGCCTTCGGGGATGAGTCCAAGAGGATCCTTGGGCATCGCAACCGGGCTGTTATTCACATCAGGGCCGGGCTCGTTGCCAGTCCTGCCTACAGTCAACGGGCTCTTGAGGATTTCCTCGTTGAAATTTGTACCAAAACCCTCTTTGATTTTAGCCATTTACGGCCTCCTTTGATGCTGAAATCGTTGTACTTAGTTGAGTGCTGACTGCCCGCTTACTTCCGCTTGCCACCCTTTACGCGCCGGTCCACCCTGTAGGTCATCCGGTCAATTTTGCTGCACATCTTCTTCATGATCGAATCTCCCTCAAATTAGACTGGGAGTCGGGCCAGGCTGGATTAACTCCGTTCTGGCCCACGCTCCTGTCTTGCGCATCGAACGCTTTCGGCGGGGAGGGGTGATGTCTAGTCCCCCACCAGTTACCACCCACCTGACCGCCGAACTACTTGCGAGCGGCGGTGCGCCGACGCCGGGTGGATCGTCTTCCTCCACGAGAAGCCATCTGCGTACCTCCTTCGCTTCCACAGCCAGAGCCGAGCCGGTGACGGCCTCAGCTTGACCAGTTAAGGAGACGGGCGCGAAGGCCAGCAGCATCGTCTCCGGGATGAGTCAGGATCGTTTGCCGCCGACCCGGTGTTTCGGGTTGCGGGCGATCCGGGCACGCATGTCGCGCAGGAACTTCCGGGGTTGGCCAAAGTCCTTGATGAGACGGGGTGAAGATTTCGAGGGAGTTCCGGCCATCGAGGGTGGCTCCTTTCGGGAGTTGAGAATGCGTAACTAGGACACAGAGGCAGCGCAGGAACTACTTGCGCTTGCCTTCTTTCTTTCCGTGACGCCGACGGGCCATGGTGTTTCTCCTTTTCACTTCCGGCAACCTGAGTTGAACGGATGCGATTAGGGAAAGGATAGAGCGGGAAAGGGGGTAAGAACAAGGCGTTGGAAATAACACTGGGTCCGGTGGGCTCGGATACGGTATGGAAAAGCACTCGGTTAGGCGTAAGGATTTCTTACGAAAATTCTGGCCGAGTGCTTCTTTCCCATCCTGAATTCGTAAGTAGATATTCCAAACTCGGGCAAAATGCCAGTTCTAATCCAGTTGTATCCGGTTCGCGGCGCGCGTCCCATCAGCCTTGAAAATTCTGAAATAGTCAACCAGTGGCCGACCCACTGATGCGGAGGCACAGAAGATGGCCTTCCCGCCATCACGTTTTTACTTATATCGCTGGCCAATTCATTCGCAGATTTCTTCACTTTCACCGTCATTTCCTTCCACTCCGAACTTTAGCCAGTGCGGCCAACGCCTGTGAAGTCTGCTGCTCCTGTGCGATTCCTTCGGGATCAGGATAGCCAAGAGTCCTCAGCCCGCGCTCCGGCCCGACCACGCCGGATTTCATGAGATCAGGAGTGATCTTTCTGACAACAGCCTCGCTGAGCGGCCGCACACTGGCCTCGTCGAGCGCAACATCAAACGTGCTTGGGTCAACCTGGCCATTCCACGCGGCAAGAGTGATTCCTTCCGGCCCACGATAAGGAAGAGTGGTTTTAGCCTGATATTTGCACATCGTGTCAAACATAAACGAACCGATCATCTCTGCCGTCTCGCTCAAAAATCTTCCAGCCAGTTGCAGCAGCCCCGAAGACTGCAGAACGGCCGAGTCAAACAGGTCGGTCGAGATATTGCCGGCGCCGGGCTCACCTTGCCTCGATGCTGAAAATCCAAGCACGTCGTTCTGAAGGGAGAGAAGTTTTTCAGGAGCAGAGAGAACAGCGGCGGAGGAAGCGTTGGGAGTCACAACAGTGGGGATGCGCGACCCCGGCTTGATTGTGCAAACTTCACCTGGCAACCCACCGAATCCGTCAATATCGATCCCCGTATTCTCATCAATGAACCAAACCCCATTGTTCAACCGAAGACCATTCTCAAATATCTGCGTGTAAAATCGCTGGGCAAGGCGCTGGATATTTTCAGTCATCCTGGTGACGGGAATTCCCCACGGGCCAAACAGAGGAGGCAGGACGTAGTTGGGGAACAACGGGAACCGGGGAGCGGTAATATCGCGCCGAGCCGGATATGGATTATCGCCATCCTGAAGAATCACCCCTTCACATTCGACCAACCAACGGCCTTGAGGATATTTCAAACGAACTTCCGGGTCGATCAGAGATGTCGTGGGCACATCTGGCTTTTCAACAGTTTCGCGGGTGTAATCTCGGCAAAAGCAGTGGCTCACTAATAGTGTTGAATCAGAAGATTGTGTCTTCGCATTCTGCCCAGGGGACGAAGGCATCGAAGACATAGGCCCCGGAGGCTGCGAGATCCCATACCCGGAATCACCGGAGAACGGCTGAAAACCTCCGCTGGTATGACGCGGTTGAATCGCACGCGAGGTTTCTGGCCATTTGAGCCGGATATCCTCCAAATTCATCCCCATAGACCAGCCCGCGTAAGAAGGATTCCAAGTGTAGTCAGTGTTAGGATCAAAAAAGACCAGCCGAGGATCGATCGAACGGGCCCACATGCCTCCGCGGGCGCGGCTCAAATCCGGGTCAAAGCCGGCGACAATCCACCCAGCTCCGCAGTAGCGAGCGGTCAACCCCGCCATTAACAAATGCAGATTCATCTTGCTGATCTGCCATTGAGCTTGAAGGACGACCTCTCTCGCTAGATCACGAGCGGAAGTAGACGGAAGTGAAGAGTCGGCTTGCTGCGCTGAGGAATATGATGGGTCGGAAGCGCCGGCGGACGGGAAAACGTACATCCGGGGAGAGAGATTAGAGACCTGATTTGCTTCCTCCAGCATAATCCGCTGGAGCATTGGAATCGACAGTGACGGCCGGTAAACCGGACCCGGCACCATCGCGTCTTGCAGATTGTACAAATCCTCCGCTGCCTTAGCGAAGTTTTCACCGAGGGACTTGTTGCGAGCACTATCTGAAGCCTCCCGCCATTCACGGATGTGCCTCGCTCTTGGATCAACATGTTCTTGCTTAGCTGATTTTCTTGCTGTCCCGATGAAAGTTATGTTTGCCATTTAAGCCACACTCCATGCTACACTTGTGCCAGGGGATGTGGCATGTTGGATGACGGGCTTTGTAAATGCGGCTGTGGCCAAA